CGGACGAGGTGTTCCTCCTGCGGGATCAGGTGGCCCACTACGCGCCGATGCCGGACCCGATCGCCCGTTTCCGGGGCATGAGCTGGATTACGGCCTGTGCCAAGGAGATTGAGGCCGACCTCCTCGCGACGAAGCACAAGAAGTCGTTCTACGAGAACGCCGCTGTGCCGAACATCGCGGTCAAGTTCGACCGTGAGACGTCCGAGGACGCCTTCGATGAGTTCGTGGAGCAGTACAACGCGAACCACAAGGGCGCATGGAACGCCTACAAGACGCTGTTCCTCATGGGAGGTGCTGATGTCCAGCCCCTCACGATGGACTTCCACCAGTTGGAGTTCAACCAGACCGTCGGCAAGAACGAGAGCCGAATCGCCTCCGTTGCGGGCGTCCCGCCGTCCTGGGTCGGTTTCAGCGAGGGAATGCAGGGTTCCGCACTCAACGCAGGTAACTTCAGCGCAGCTCGCCGCCGATTTGCGGATGGCACTATTCGTCCTCTCTGGCGGATGGCTTGCGAAGCACTGGCACCGCTGATCGACGTCCCGGACGGCTACGAACTGTGGTACGACGACCGGGACATCGCGTTCCTGCGCGAGGACATGAAGGACCGCGCGCAGATCTTCCAGACCAACGCAATCGCCATCGAAGCGCTCATGCGCGGTGGTTTCGAGCCGGATGCGTCCGTTCGAGCCGCCATCGCGTACGACCTGCGCGCTCTGGTGGGCGAGCACACCGGCCTGACGTCGGTTCAGATGATGAACACCGACCAGGAAGGCCAGCGGGGTCAGGAAGAGGCGCAGACGCGCGAGATCGAGGCCCGTGCCATTTCGGCGCTCATCACGGCCGGTTGCACGGTCGATTCCATCGCGGCCTTCATGGAGTCCGGCGACGCCGGAAAGCTCAAGAAGGACCCCAAGGCACTCATCAACCAGCAGGCGGAGCACACGGGTGAGCCGCCGCAGGGCTCAAGTAGCCCGGCCGGTGAGCGGGAAGAGCAGCGCCGACGCGCCGTGTCTTCCAACCAGGACAACAAGCCCAAGCCGTCAGGAGGTGGCAGCAGTGGAGAAAGCTCTTCGTAACGTCGAGATCAAGGATGCGGCCAAGGGTCACGTATCCGCCGTCTTCGCCACCCTGGACGTGGTGGACAAGGACGGGGACGTGACCGTGAAGGGGGCCTTCAAGGAAGGCCAGAAGGTCGCGATCTCGAACTTCGGGCACAAGATCTGGGAGGGCGCTCCTCCGGTCGGCAAGGGCGTCATCAAGGAGGTCGGCAACGAGGCAGTGTTCGAGGGGCAGTTCTTCATGAACACCACCCACGGACGCGACGCCTTCGAGACCGTCAAGGCTCTCTGCGAGGACGACGGTCCGGGGACCGAGTGGTCCTACGGTTTCGACGTCGAGGACTCCGAGCCCGCCAAGAAGGGGTCCACCTACGGCCCCAACCACCGTCGCACGCTCAAGGCCATGAAGGTGCACGAGGTTTCGCCCGTGCTCGTCGGGGCTGGCGTCGGGACCAGGGTTACTGGTATCAAGGAGAAGAAGACTTTCGCTGAGCAGCTTCAGGACGTCGTGGCGTCCGTCAAGGCTGTCAGCGAACGCGCTGCGGACGTCATGGCGATGCGCGCGGAGAAGGGCAAGGGCCTCGGTGAGGAAAGCCTCACCGCCCTCAAGGGACTGAAGGATGAGCTGGACGCTCTCCTCAAGAAGTCCGAAGAGGCCGCCGTCGAGGACGATTCCGACCTCGAATCCGCCAACGCGGTACTGCGTGCCGCTTTCCTGCGGTTCCACCGCGACGAATCCTGAGAAAGGGTGAAATAGCCATGACTGACCCGAACTTCAACTTCCCGGCGCTTCGCGACGCGCAGGCCAAGCTCGACGCCGCGCGCAAGCGTCAGAAGGCCATCTTCGATGAGGCCGGTCCGGACCTGGACATGTCCAAGGTCAAGTGCATCAGCGGCTCCACCGCTGACAAGGTCAAGGCGATCCAGGACGCCGAGTCCGAGATGAAGGACCTCAAGAGCGAGGTCGAGTCCCTGAAGCTGGTGGCCATCGCCGCCGCCAACGCCAAGGGCTACGAGGCCGGTTCCGAGCGCGGCGAGGACCGGGGCAGCGAGAAGAAGGACAAGTCCTTCTCCGAGCGCTTCGACGCCACGCTCCGCCAGATGAAGGAGCGGAAGCACACCAACTTCCGCGTCGAGACCAAGGCGGCCGGTGACCCGTTCCTGCGGACCGACGGTTGGGACCCGTTCGACATGCGGTCCGACCGCGTCGAGCTGACCCCGCTGCGTCAGCCGGTGCACGTCGTCAACTACCTGCCGGTCGGCACGATCTCGCAGTCCGACTACAAGTACATGGAAGAGACGACCCACACTGCCGGTGCGGTCGAACTGGCTGAGGCCAGCGCGTACGGCGGTGCCGAGTTCGTCCTGACCGAGCGCAGCAAGCCGGTCGAGAAGATCGGTGTCTACGTGCCGGTCTCCGACGAGCAGCTCGAAGACGAGGCTGCGGCCGGTCCGTACCTGCGGAACCGTCTCACCCAGCAGATCCAGCGTCGCCTGGACTCCCAGGTGCTCGTCGGCAACGGCTCCACGCCGAACCTCCTGGGCACGGAGAACGTCTCCGGCATCCAGACGCAGGCGAAGGGCACGGACACCATCCCGGACGCCTTCCGCAAGCTGCTCACGAAGTTCCAGGACGACGGCTTCTGCGAGGCCAACGTCGGCTTCATCGCCCCGTCGAAGTGGCAGGACGTCGTCCTGGAGCGCACCGCCGACGGTCTCTACGTCTGGGGTCACCCCAGCACGCAGGGTCCGGAGACGCTGTGGGGCGTTCCGATCGTCGCCACCACCGCCGTGACCAGCACGAAGATCGTCGCGGGTGACTACGCGACCTACTCGATGCTGTTCATCCGCCGTGGCATGGACGTTCAGATCACGAACAGCCACAGCGACTACTTCCTGAACGGCAAGCAGGCCATCCGCGCCGACATGCGTGCGGTCATGGTCCACTTCCGTCCGAAGGCGTTCGGCACCGTCACCGGCCTGTAAGGCCAACCAGCTTGAGGCGGGTCCTAATTGGGCCCGCCTCTCGCTTTCCCCCGAAGTAGGCAGAACCTGAAAGGGGTTCATCATGGGTACTCTTCAGCAGAACCGTGGCGGCACCGTAGGTGAGTTCCGGTACACCGGGCGCACCAAGTGGGCTCGCGCGTACTACGACTTCGCGACCGACGGCGGCGCGGTTTCCACCATCGCCCTGCGCGGCGACAAGATCCCGTCCGGTGCTCGCGTGCTGGCCACCTACATCGACGTTGTCACTCCGGTGACTTCCGGCGGTGCGGCCACCGTGTCCATCGGCATCGAGGCGGCCACCGACGTCCGTGCGGCGGCCACCCTGGCGACGGCCCCCGCCCTGAACGCTGCGGCTGTCCCGCTCGGCGCGGTCACCCGCGCGACGGCGGCTCTCAAGACGACGGCCGACCGGGACGTGTCCATCGTGATCGGCACGGCCGCGCTCACCGCTGGCCGCTTCTCCGTGCTCGTGGAGTACGTCGAGGTGTCCAGCAACGTCTGATAGGAGGACGGGCCAATGGCCAACGTCATCAGGGTCTCTGGACCCTCGCATGAGGTGTACGCGTCTGCGGCCCGTACCGCTACGCCGGACACCATCGAACTGGAACTGCCGAGGGGTTCGCAGTACGCGCACGTGGTCATCGACGCCACCGCCGTCACCGCGACCCCTTCGGTGGTTTTCACCGTGTCGGGTGTCGACCGCGTCTCCGGCAAGGTCTACACGCTGCTCGCCTCGGCCGCCGTAACGGCGACCGGCACCACGGTACTTCGGATCGGCCCCGGCCTGACGGCTGCGGCCAACCTCGTCGCCAACGATGTGCTGCCCCCGGTCATCCGGTTCACGGCGACGCACGGCGACGCGGACAGCATCACGTACTCCGTCGGCGCGCACTTCAGCTAGGAAAGGCACCCGCACATGCCTGACATTCCCATCTTGCAGCCCCCCGTCAAGAGGTGGGAGTGCAAGCACTGCAATCTCAAGGACACCACCCGCGAGGCCCGGCCGCATACGCGAATGCACGCGTGTCCGGGCCTCGGTGGTATCACCGCGCCGATGCTCGAAGAAGAGCTGCGCGGCAAGGCGGAGGTCCGGGTCAAGGTCCGTGAGGACTACGAGGGCAAGGACCACAAGAAGACTCAGAAGGACGAAGACGGTCGCCCCATCATGGCGGTGGAGACCGTCCATGACGACGGGCACACGGATCTCGCCGTTCTGGCACCGATCGCCTGCGAAGCTCGGATCGTAATG